ATCGCTTAGCTTTGGCAGATGCTGTAGCTATTGAGCGTAACAGATACGACGAAGAAACTACTTGGGTTGATGTCTAATGGTTGCTAAACTTTTAACCACTACAGTATCAGCTCCGGGATTCATGGGGTTGAATACACAAGACTCGTCAGTCTCTCTAGAGGCTGGCTATGCTACCGTGGCTAATAATTGTGTGATTGATAAGTTTGGACGTATTGGTGCTCGTAAGGGATGGCTTACATCTCATTCAACTAACAGTGATTTAGGTGAAGCTAACGTCAAAGCTATCGGTGAGTTGATTGATAACTCAGGTAACTCATACATCATTGCAACAGGTAACAATAAACTATTTAAGCTTGTAGGTACGACACTATCACAGCTTACCTACGGAGGTGGTGGTACAGCTCCTACCATTACAGATGATAACTGGCAGATGGCTCCGTTGAATGGAGTAATGTATCTGTATCAGTCTGGACACTCACCACTGGTGTTCGATCCTGCGGTCAGTGCAACTACATACAAACGAGTATCTGAGAAGACTGGCTACTTAGGAACTGTACAGAATAACAACTGTGCTATCAGTGCCTATGGTCGTATCTGGACAGCTAACAACACAACAGTTAAGAGTACTGTCCAATTCTCAGATCTACTATCAGGTCATGTCTTGAATACAGGTACTTCAGGTACTCTAGATGTATCTCAAGTGTGGCCCGCAGGTGCAGATGAGATTATAGCCTTAGCAGCTCATAATAACTTCTTAATCATCTTTGGACGTAGACAGATCCTTATCTACTCCAATGCTTCAGACCCTAACAACCTTACATTGTCAGATGCAATTACAGGTATGGGTTGTGTAGCTAGAGACTCAGTAGTAGCTACAGGTGGTGATGTAATCTTCTTGTCTGACTCAGGTGTACGTTCTCTTATGCGTACCATTCAAGAGAAGTCAGCTCCAATGCGTGATTTAAGTGCTAATGTACGTGATGACTTAGTATTGGAGATTAGCTTAGAAGATGCTGATGAGATTAAGGCTGTATATTCAGACAAGGAAGCCTTCTATCTATTGTCTCTACCAGCTCGTCAGTTAGTGTACTGCTTTGACATGAGAGCACCACTACCTAATGGAGCTAATCGAGTAACAACATGGGATGGTTTAGTTCCTACAGCTTTTAAGTACACTAGAAGTAAAGAGTTATTGTTTGGTAAGGCTGGATACATAGGCTACTACACTGGCTACAAGGACAATGCTAACTCATACTTAATGAGGTACTTCACTAACTACTTTGACTTCCAGTCTCCTACTGTAATCAAGTTAATGAAGAAAGTAGGTGTAACAGTTATTGGTGGTAGTGGTTATCCAGTTACTTTAAAGTTTGGATTCGATTACAGTGATATTTTGAATACCAGACAGTTTGCTCTATCTAATGCTGCTGTAGCTGAATACAACATTGCTGAATACAATGAAGCTGAGTATGGTGGTTCAGCCTTCGATAACAAGATTATTAACATTGGTGGATCAGGTAAGGTTATTCAACTAGGCTTTGAAACCACTGTATTTAATAAATCAATATCCATTCAGAAACTTGATGTCTACGTTAAGACAGGGAAGACAAGATGAGTAATTATACTAAAGCTACTAACTTTGCAATTAAGGATAGCCTCAATACAGGTAATCCTAGCAAGATTATTAAAGGAACTGAGATTAACACTGAATATGATGCTATTCAATCAGCAGTTAACTCTAAAGCTGATGCTAATAACGCAGCACTAACAGGAACAGCCACCGCAGTTAATCTTACTGTCTCTGGCACTTTAACAGCAACTGTGGACGGAGGCACGTACTAATATGGCAGATCCTATTGATTGGACAAGTTTACTCGGAACCTTAGGCTCTAGTGCCGTAGGTGCTGTAGGTACTAACTACGCAGCTAACCAAGCAGCTGATGCAGCTCGTCAGTCAGCACAACAAGCTGCACAGATGGCTCAGTTTAGGCCTGTAGGTGTAACCACTCGCTTTGGTAAGTCAGGCTTTAACTACGATCCTACAACAGGTCAGCTAGTAGGTGCTGGCTACCAAGTAGCTCCTGATGTAGCAGCTCTACGTGAAGGTTTGCTAGGTATGGCTGGTACTGGCTTAGGTCAGGCTCAGCAGATTCAAGGCATTCAACCTAACATCAATGAGCAAGCCCGTGGTCTGTTTAACTTAGGTGCTCAGTACGTAGCTCAGACTCCTCAAGCAGCTGCTCAGCAGTACATGACTCAGCAACAACAACTGTTAGCTCCCGGTCGTGAACAACAACTGGCTCAAACTGTTAATCAACAGCAGCAACAGGGTCGTTTAGGTCTAGCCACTGGAGGCACTACAGCTGGTTACACTACTGGTGGTCAAGGCTTACAGGCTACTAACCCTCAGTTGGCAGCTCTGTACAATGCTCGTGCAGCTCAAGATGCTCAATTGGCAGCTCAGGCTCAACAGGCAGGTCAGCAACAAGTACAGTTCGGTCAAGGTTTGATGACTGGTGGTCTGAACTTGTCAGGTCAAGGCTTTGGATTACAGACACAAGCTCTGGCTCCTTACAGTCAGTATATGCAAGGTGCTACAGGCATTGAGAACCAAGCTGCTAATGCTTTGACATACGGTCAAGGTTTAGGCTCAGCAGGTGCAGCTCAAGCTCAGGCTGCAGCGAACCAGTATGCAGCAGGACAGGCAACAGCCAATGCAGCTCAACGTGCAGCTTTGCAAGGTACTGTAGCTGGCTTAACAGACCCTATCAGTGCATTGATTAAGGGTTTGTCTGCAACACCTACAGGCTCAGGATACCAACAAGCTGTTAACTATGCTTCAACATCGCCTTACGGCTGGCTTGATTTCTAAGGAATAAACAATAATGGCAACACAATCAATACAAGGTTTATTTGGAGGCATGGGTACTCCTGAGGAAATGCAACGTGCCATGCTAGAACAGAAGGCTGCACAGTTTGCTGAAATGAATCAAAACCAGCAACTTAGCTCGATGGCCTACAAAGGTGGTGCTAACTTAGGTCAAGGACTGGCAAGTGCTTTTGGAGTTGAAATCCAAGATCCTACAATCCAACGTGCAACTCGTTTGCGCCAGCTTGCAAGTCAGTACAATATTAGTACAGCTCAAGGCTTACGTGATATGGCTGCAGCGTTACAAGCTACAGACCCTGAATCAGCAGTACAGCTTAACCAGCGTGCTATGGCTATGGAAGAGCAACAAGGTAAACTAACCCTACAGAAGACACAAACTGATCGTATGGCTGCTTTGGCTGAGCAAGAGAAAATTCAAGCTGACCGTGAAAGTAAACTTGCAGCTGAGTTTGATAAGCTTCCTGAGGATGCTACTGAAGAGGATATGGCTAAGGTTCTACGTAAGTATGGTGATCCTAAGACAGTCTTTCAGACAATGGAGAGAAAAGCTCAATCTAAGTATCAAGCTGAATTAGCTGCTGAAACTAAACGTGAAGCCATTGCATCTAAAGAGCGTGAAGCACAAAAGGATAGAGAGCTTAAGTCCTTCTTAGCTTCAATGGTTAATGCTTCTAAACAAGCTAAAAATGAAGAGATTAAACCTCTAAGCACGGGTGATATTAAGATGATCACTGAAGCTAAGACTCGTGTAGCTGATTACGATTACAACATTAACAAGATTGATGATTTCCTTACAAAGATTGAAAATAAAGAACTTAATTTTGGCTTGTTGAATAATCTTAAAGAGACTGTATTGGTTAGTTCAGGTAAGGCTAAGGAAGCAACTACAAATAAAGTAGCTTTTGAACAGTGGGCTAAGAACTCAGTTAATACATTACTGCTGAAAGCTAAAGGTACACAGACTGAGGGTGACGCTAAGCGAGCTGCTGAACAAGTATTGTCAGCATTGTCTCGTAACGATCCTGAGGCTGTAAAAGCATCTTTACAAGGTTTTAAAGAAATCTTGGATACTCAGAAGATAGCAGATCAAGACAACCTAGACTTTATTGCTAATGAGCGTAAGCGTCCTGAGATCTCTGCGCCAAGTAAAAAGAACTTGAGTTCCGAAGATAAACAAGCTTTAGAGTGGGCTAATAACAACCCTAAAGATCCTAGAGCTGCTCAAATTAAACAACGTTTAGGAGCTAAGTAATATGGCTACTTTTGATCCTGATAAGTACTTAGCTAAAGCAGGTGGAACATTTGATCCTGATAAGTACTTAGGATTAGACACAAGTTCAGATGAAACAGCTCGACTAGCTGCTCGTTACAAAGCACCTCCTAAACCTGCCGCTGAAGCACCTAGTGGATTCATGCAAGGACTTACAGATCCTTTGTATGGTTCTGCTCAGTTAGTGGCTAAAGGCATGGAAGCTGTAGGTTTCTTTCCTAAAGAGGCTAAAGCTTTCTCTGAGCGTGTAGTTCCTCAGCGTGAGCAACAGTATGAAGCTCAGCGTAAGGCTGCAGGTGAGACTGGCTTTGATCTTGGTCGTTTAGCTGGTAACATTATTAACCCTGCTAACTTGCTTCCAATTCCTATTGCTAATCCAGTAGCTAGAGCTGCTGTGACAGGCGGTGTTATGGGAGCTATGCAGCCTGTGGCACAACCTGAAGACTTTGCATCTACAAAAGCACTACAAGTTGGTGCTGGAGCTGTACTTGGCCCTGTAGCTGAAGGTACTGTAAATGCTCTTGGTAAGGTTGTAGGCCTTGTTAAGAATCTTACACCTTCAGGCCGCCAAGAGGCAATGTCTAAATATGTTAATGAACTTGCTGGCCCTGAAAGAGATGCTGTAATTAAAGCCTTGCAAGATGCTAAGGAGTTGGTAACAGGTTCTCGTCCTACAGTGGCTGAGGCTTTAGCTAATGTTCCTTCAGCTGCTGAGTTGGTAGCTGCTCAAGCTAAACTATCCGGCACAAAAGGTGTAGCTGGTAAGTTTGCTGAGCGTACATCTGAACAACAAGCTGCCCGTGTACGTGCCTTGCAAGGTATTGCAGGTACTGAGGCTGAGCGTGCTGCAATAGCTACTGAACGAGGTACTGTTACAGGCGGTATGCGTGAGTCTGCTTTGGATCAGGCTAATGTAGCTGGCCCTTTATTCACTAAGCTTGAGAAGGAAATTGCAGATAAGTTTAACAGTGTAGCAGCTGCTGAGCAAACTGCGGGTATGACAGGCATGGCTGCAGCTACTCAACAAGCAACCGCACAAGCTGGTAAGCCCGGTTGGTTGACAGCTGGGGATATTGCATCTGAAGCAGCAAAACGATCAGGTGCTTATAAAGGACTTGCAAGTAATCTACGTAAGGAAGCTCAGCTTAAAGAGTTTCAACTTGGTAGTTTAGAGCAAAATGGTTTCTTTCCTTTACGTGCAGCAGATATTACATCTTCTATTGATTCAGCCATCAAAGGAACAATATCAGACCAAAGCAAACTTGTTCTGCAAGGTGTTAAAGAGAAGATATTGTCTAAGGCTGACGATAATGGAATTATTAATAGCCGTGACTTGTATGAGAATGTTCGTAAGACACTCAATCAGGATATTGCAACATACTTAGGGCAGTCTGAGAAGTATGCTTCTGGCGGTATTCCTGAGCAAGCTGCTAAGGCTGCAGGTAATGTTAAGAACTTTATTGATGCAGCATTGAATAAGTCTTCAGATGGCTTGTGGACTAAGTATCTTGATTCATATTCAGCATACAGTAACAAACTTAATCGTATGGAGATTGGTGACTTCCTTGCTAACAGACTACAGACTGGCCTAGACAAAGAACGTGCAGGAGTGTTCGCTACAGCTGTGGAGAATGCTGCTAACACTATTAAGAAGTCTACAGGTATTCCTCGATATGAGAAACTTTCACAGGTATTGACTGATAAAGAAGTAGGTACTGTTAACAGTGTCCTAGCTGATCTGATGCGTAAGTCTAAGGCTGATGAGTTAGCTTCTAAGGTATCCAAGCTTGAACCCGGACTACCTAACGTAGCAGCTGAGACACCTGATGTGATGATTAGAGCTGTAA